ATCTGAAGCTTATGTCAAATTTTGTTTTAGATATGTTCTAGATAAATGTAGACCTCAACTTGAATTTTTATCTACTGAATTTAAAACTGATTTGATTGATCGAACAGAAAAATATCTATCTAGTCCATTCACTAGAATTAAGCATTGTGATGCTGTAACTCTAATGAAATCTCAACCGGAGGGAACATTTCAAAAAGTACCTGAGTATGACGAAGATTTGAGTACAGAACATGAAAAATGGTTAACAACACATTTTCCGCATGGTGTATTTGTTATGAGATATCCCAAAGCTGTGAAGGCGTTTTATATGCCTGTTGTTGATAAAGATCATGATGTTGAACATGTTGATAGTTTTGATTTTCTAATTGATGGATTAGAACTAATTGGGGGTTCTGCTCGTATTTGGAAATCTGAAGAACTTGATTCTCGTGTTGCTGAACTTGGATTGGATAGAACACCTCTTGATTTCTATCTTGATCTAAGAAAATGTGGCTCTGCTAAAAGTGGAGGTATGGGACTGGGTTTTGATAGATTGATCAAAGTTATTACTGGAGCTCCTAGTGTCAAAGATTGTGTTTCATTTGGAAGATATTTCAAATGTGCTAAATAAAAAAAATGTTTTTGATTATGACATTTTTTAAAAAATCGCATAAAGATGACACTGGATTTTTTTAATTAAAAAAATTGATTTATTAAATATTTGAAATGATTATTGTTTATATGTCTGGTAAAAAAGAATCAAAACCAAAATCTAAAACACCAAGTAAAAAAGCATTAGAAACCCAAATTTTGAATAATGTCAAACAAAATGCTTCTATGTTATTGAAAATGGGATCGCCAGAAGGAGCCAAGCTGATGCAAGCATTTAGAAAAAATTGAATTATTAATTTATAAAAAATATTTTTTATTATTATATGTTACCATGTACGTTTGTTAAAAATTTATTAAATGATAAAAAAAATATTGAATTTACTAAAAATATGTCAAATTCAACTGCTGTCTGGAATATTTTAACACATATATTGTCATGTGACTTGAAATCAATGAAACATAATGGATATTTATCTTATGGTGATAGATTTTCTGTAAATCCGGAACAAGGTACTTTTAATGGTTTAAGAGGATGGTCAGGTTATGACAATCAAGTATTAGAAGAATACAGACAATATTTGGTTAAAATTTATGATATTTGTTTAAAAAAAATTCATATTTGTCATGTTTATTATATTTTAAAACTAATTTATGAATCGAACAATGGTTATGGTACGTTCAAACAATATAATCCATACATTGTACCATTAAAATTTGATCTTGATTCTGAAACATGTTTGACTTTACTTGACAACAAACAAATTAATAATGACGAAAAAGTTAAATCTAGTTTGTCAGATGTTGAACTCAAGAAAAGCATTGATAAAATTGTATCTTTATCACAAGAAATACAAATTAAAAATAAAACCATTAAATCATTAAACGAAGGATCCAAGCTTATTCAATCTGAATATCAAAAAGTTTATTCTGAGAATGAACAAAACAAAGAAATTATAGTTGCATTACAAGAAGATAATAACAAAATCAAAGAAATTTTTAAAGAAAATGTAAGAACTATTAATAGTTTGAAACAACAACTTGAACAAATTATTAAACAAGAAGAATATTTACGTTATGAATGTAATAGAATACAACAATTATATCAAGCCAAGTTTGAAGAATGTAAAAAGATTAGTTATGATTTAGAAAACAAAGAAAGAATATTAAATATGAGCAGTATTAATATTCATCATCTCAAACAAGATGTTGCAATAAAACAAAAACGAATCGAAGATTATCAAAATAAAGAAAAACAACTAAATGAGGATAAACTGAAACAAGATTCTTTAATTACATATTTGCAACAAAAGGAAAAAGAATTATTGGAAGATGTTAATACCAAAAATAATTTAATTTTTGAAATTGAAAAAAGAGAAAAAGAATTATCAGAAGATATAAATAAATTGGATAAACCATTACAAGAATTGAAATCATCTTTTGATTTACTTAAAGATGACAATGAAAATAATAAAACAAAAATTATTTATTTGGAAAATTTAATTATAAATGATGAAACAGAAATAAAAAAATTAAATCAAATTATCAGTAATTTGAATGATGAAAATGATAATCTTAAAAAAAAATTATATGAGAAAACAAGATCAGAACTAATTCAATTTTGCAAAAAATATAATGATGAAAATGATAAACTGAAAAAATCATTTTATGAAAAATCAAAATTAGAAAATGAAAGTGAAACCAGTGATTTTGAAATAATTGACTATGAAGAATAACAATTTTTACATACTCTTTGACAATCAACATAACCACGTTCGGGAACTGGTTTTCGATAATTTGAACATGTACCACAAAAACACAAACCACATTTTCTACAATGATGAATAACGTCTAAATAAATATTACAATCTGTACAATTTGTACATTCCTTATCTGGTTTCCAATATATTGGATTTGGTGTTATTTTCTTTATTGCCCATGAAAAATAACTATCTGTTGGTGTGCTATATAGTTGTGTCCTAAGTTTTTCATTTTCATTTTTTAAATTTTCATTTTCCAAAAGAAGTTTTTTAATTTCCATATCTTGTTGGTGTAATAATTGAAATTTATCACAAATTTGTTTAAATTCGTTTTGATCCAAAATAATTTGAGATGAATTATTTTTTTTTATTTCGTGTAATATATTATCATTCATAACAATATTATATATGATGCAATTATTTGTTTATAAATCAATTTTTAATTCATCACAAATTTCTTTTACAATATTTTTTTTATAAAATTTACAATTAGAAACAAATCTGTCAATTTTACCATTTTTTGATATTAAAATTGATACAAGTTTTATTATTTCTTCCTTGTTTTGTATCCACGAAGAAAAATCATGTTTCTTAAATAAATTACAACAAATATAATTTTCAATAGTTAAATTCACTATCTGTTTACTCTCAATAATCTTCAAAACTATATTAATGTCATTGTCTTCTAATTTACTAATAAGTTTATTGTGGTCAATTGTTGGAAATAATTCAATCAAATCATAATTTATTTTTATAAGCTTTGCCACATTAAATTCTTTAACAAAATTAGCTTTATTAATATAATATTTCATTTTAACTATATCATCTGAAAATGATATGATAGAATCTAGTTTAAAGCCTTCTTCTATGTTTTTATCACCAATAGTTTTCTCAAATAAATTCATGTATTTTTTTTCAAAAATTTTAGTTAATGCACCAGATTTGTTAAAACATTTCAATTTATCATAATTTGACAAACAATATTGTTCGTCTTTTGATTCTAACAATATTTCACTACCAAGATAATTACAAGTGTTGTTTATGAAATAAATATAAATATCATTGTTAATGTTAACGTCATGCATTAGTTTTCCAATAAAATATATATGATATTTGATTTTTACGGAAGGATAAAATGGATATAAACGTACTAAAAGTGATATTGTTAACTTTGGTTTTTTATTTTGGTAATTCGTTAACACATGATACAGTAATTTTAAAAAAAGTATTTTACTTTCTAATTTAGGATTTGAATTTGGGAAAACAATTTTTTCTGCAATTTTATTAATTAAGTTTGAATCTTTTAATTGTAATGCCTGATAAATTATATTTTTATTTATATCATATTTATTGTAAAATTCAATTTTGTTATTATATTCAGATAATTTATCTTGATTTTTACTTGTTTGATATATTTTTGAAACTTTACTTGAATAATAATCTTTTATTTCATTTAATGTTTCAATTTCTATTTTCATTATAAATCAATATTGACTTAATCATAAATTAATCAATTTTTTAAAATGGATATTGTTCCCCTTTATTGTTTTTTAATTCAAAGTTAAAATTATATTTTTTTAGCAAAATATTGAATTTCAATTCTTTTGTTCTTTGTAAACCAAATATTTTAACTACTTCATGATAAACAGTATTTTTCGTTGTTTCATTTTGATAATTAACATCACAATTTGTATCATTTAAAACTAGTTTAAAAAAAGGATATAATTTTGGAAAAGATGAACGAATTCCTAAGGATACAGAAACCATTTTATAAAAAGTATTATTAGTAATATTAATATAATTTTCTTTAATTAATTCTATTAGTAAATCAGTTTTTCTATATTCTAACATGTAATTAATAATATTATCTATTTTATCTTTGACCAAATCTATTTTGATTTTAAAATTTGTGTTTGTCATATATTTTACAAAAAAATTGCATTGATGAATTAAATCAACTTGACTAATTTTTATTTTTGAAATCATTTTTTCTCCTATTTTTTGTAAATAGTCGGGTTTATCATCAAAATATTTATGGTTTAATAGAGATAGTTTATAATTATGATATCTTTCAAACAATTTACAATGATTTTTATCAAGAAATAATGTGCAAAAATGCCAAAGATGTGGTAATTTATAATTATCAAAAAAATCAATAATATACTTTTCATTTTCTAATTCTAATAATATCTCTACACAATGACAATATCTAATTTTTAAAAGAAAATTAACATAAACTGAATTAATGTATTTTGTTTTAATTATTTTTGCTATTTCTAAATTATTTTTATAAGAAATTTTTTGAAGATTGAATTTTATTAATTTTAACAGTTTAATATCATAAAGACAAGCTTGTTTTACAATCACAAAATTTTTATTTGAATTTTCTGACTTGGCACAAAATAAATTTAATAATTCTGTAAAATTTGTTTTCAAAGATTCCTTAAAAATTTCTTCATTACTTAATTGTTTTAATTTTATTAATTTATCTAATTTATTTTGAGTTATTGAATCAATTATCTCATTGTTTTGATGCATTTGTTGCAATTTTGCGGAATATTTATCTAATAATTCGTTAACACAATCAATTTCCATAATATTATTCATTATGAATTTTATTATTTTTCAATTTTTCAAAAAATAATGATTTAAAGATATTTTTTATAGTAATTATATAGTCCTGTTTTGTGGTTAAACTTACTCCGTTTTTATGTTTTAGATAAAAATAAACGGGAATTTATATTTGTATATA